TATAATGCCCATTTCAGAAATTTAGGAAACTGAAATACATTATAGATAGATATTGTGGGTGTTATACCAAACTTAGCGTGTGGAACTTCTCGCTTTAACTCTGCGATATTTTCTAAGATTGTATCCCACTTAGCTCCATGACGCACATATTCGATGACTTTATCTGACCCATCTAAACTAGCCCAAATCTGAACATTGGAAAACTTTTTCCAATAATCTATTGCATTCTTATTTTTATATCGTAATGTAAGGAAATTAGTAGTATAAGTCAACTCCACATCGGTGTGCTTATTTTCTAACCAATAATCTAAAATATCGTAGTGTTCATTCGTGATTAATGCCTCACCACCAGCAAAATAAACCTCTTCTACATCCAATAAATATGGAGTTAATTTTTTCAGTAAATCATTTTCTTCATTATTAGAAACCACAATTTTTTTCATATTAAAATGTGATTCTAACGTATCCTTACCGAAATTTTGTTGATGTTCTTCTGCCCAACGACTACTGCATGCCGGACCACAAGTACGACATTTCATATTACACAAATTACTAAATCTAATATCTAGATACTTCAACTTAAATTTAGTTATCGTTCCATCAGCTTTTGTTAATTTTACCAGTTGTTTAGATATATCAAATCTTCTAGTATTGTTGGATTGTCTTAAAGACCATATGCCATAATTTTCCAAATCATAACATCTAGAACACTCTTCAACATATTCGTCGTTAAGCATTTTTACTCTAATCTCTTTGTATCGCTCACTATTCATAATATCTAATACAGAATCTTTGTCTGTACTAGATACTGGCATTTGTGAATTTGCTACACAACACGGTAACACACGTTTGTCTGGCCATGCGTGAAAATGTATCCATGGAAGAATGCAAAAGTGTTTAGTATGTTTTACATCATTGTTCAATATTTTCATACCACTCTCTTAATTCTGGGAATGTGGTGACAAAATCTTCTTCACGGATACTATCAAAATGGGTAGTAAGTGACTTGAATTTGTTTTGCCATTCTTTATTTGGTTCTGTATCTTCTTGTATAAACTCATAAATGTCAGACAATCCGTTTTTTATATGCCCATCCGGAACTGTTTCTAGCCATGCGCCAATCTTTTCTTTTGCTACAATTTTTAATTCCTTAGAAAGAACATTATTTAAGTTATAATGGTCGGGATTAATAAGTTTATAGAATGAGCATGATGTTGTAACCCAATCTATAATGCCATTCTCATGCAAATGGTCAAGGAAATCTGTTATGGTCAAAATATTGAATACTCCCACCACACAGTTGAATGAAATAGATACGTTAGGACACGTATGTTTGATTTGTTGTAAATTTGCTAATATGTCTGACCACACAGTGCCATTTCTCATATATTCGGCACGGGTACCATACGAATCTAAACTTCCATACACTTCAATCTTATCAAATTGTTTCCACAAATCCAGAACACTAATATCCTTGAATGTAAGTCTACTGCAATTTGTATTGTATCGAATAGTAACGTTTGTACTTTTGTTATCAATCAAATATTGTAGTATTTGATAGTGTTCTGGAGTAATTAGTGGTTCTCCTCCAGCAAAATATAGCATTTCTAGTTGTCCCAAATGCGGCTTAAACTCTTCAAGCAACTTGGGGTCACCATTCGATGCGTGAGTTACTCCTGGATATTGACCATATCCTTGTTTGTGCGATTCTGCGGCCCACGTTGAAGAAAACATATCACCGCAAGTTCTACACTTAAAATTGCACAAGTTACTGAATCGAACATCGAAATATTTCAAATTCATACCAGGAAGATATCCATCTTCTAGGGTATCGTGAATTAAATCAAAATGTTGTCCAAATTCGTTATTAGCAAAATTTCTAAACGAATATCCACCAGACCCCGTGGATTCGTGTTTGTAACAGTTAGCACATCCTTCGATATGTTCACCCGCTAATAACTTTCTACGAACTTCTTTATACGCTTCACTATTCCATATTTCTTTGATAGTGTTTTCTCTGACATTACCTACTGGATTTTCGTATTTTGTCGTACAGCATGGGTATACGTTTCCATCTGTATTAACGTATGTGTGTATCCACGGAAATATACAGAACGTTTTATTAGTTTCTAGTAATTTGGATAAGTCTGGTGTCTGGGGCATCTTTACCACTCAAATAAAAGTTTTCATATTCTGGAAATGTTTCTAGGAAATTTGTTCCCCTTCGCTTATCATACTCAGCAAACCAGTTGTAAAAGTCCTTTCTACCTTCAATTATTTTTTCTTCTGGATACTCTGTTGTTTCCATATACTTAACGACTCGTTTGAACCGTTCTAGCTCTAATTCAGAAAACTTTGTAACATCGTTTTCATCTGTATGCTTTTCCATAAACTTTAATGTCTCGTACATATATGGCATGAATTCATCTTTTGGTAAAATATTCATATCATACTGCAAAGGTTCTTTAAGATATGGTGTATCAAAGCGAATCTTTCTTTCTAACGGTCTATCGGGAGTATCTGCGATAATCTTATTATACTTCTTTCTCCACTGTAAAATCTTCTTTAATAGTGAAGTAAACGTAGTAACTGTCAGAATATTAAATGTAATCATAAAAGTAACATGACTTTTAGTAGTTCTGACGTAGGTATCAAGATTCTTTTCCCATATCTTCAAATCTAGTCCAGTACGAATATATTCTGCCCGTGGACCCCACGTGTCAATACTACTGAATAGCTTGAACTTTTTAATAGAATTGGTATCTAACAAATCTTTTACGTTATCCGATAAGCGAACCACCCATTCGTTTTTACCACCTAAGTTACTATTGATGTTTAATTCAAGGTTAGGCATTGGGTCATCTTTCAACGATTCTAACAAACGCCACGTGCTCTTATGCATCAATGGTTCACCACCAGTAAGACGAAGAATGTTCAAAGTCTTACGAACTTCAGGCCACCAACGCCACCAAGCGTCAACGTAAGGATTAGTTTCTTCTTCATACATTGTAAACCAATCAATATCATTTCTATGGTTCTTAACCATAGTATATGGTCCGTGTTGCTGAATTTCACGGTAGTATCGTGATGATGCTTTTGGATGACAGTATCCACATTTAAAGTTACATTCATTACCAAAACTTAGTTCGATGTATTCAGGATTAATATTAAAATCCCACGGACTATTTTTGATTTCATTAAATCTATCTTCTGTGTAAATAGATGTAGTACGAATATGTCTATCTGATACGTACCCTTCCCCTAACGCTTCTATATTCCAACAGTATTGGCATCCACTGGGCTTTTCTCCATTAAGCATTTGTAACCGCTCTTGCTTCTTTTGAGGAGTATTATGCAGTGCAGACGGATTGTGTTTGAGTTCTTCAATAGGAATTTTATGCGGTGCTGGATGATAACAGCTATGCGTTTCTCCTGTCTGTAGGTAAATGGTTACGTGATGCCATTTAGCCATACAAAACGTAGGACTTAACTGATTTGTTATAGGAAGAATTCGTTTGATTCTGTCTAGTTCATAGCTCATATTTTATAACCTATATTCATAAATCTTGTAAATTGTATACAATCTAGTTCTCCTGTATACATACTCTTTTTAATTTTATTACGTTTGACAAATTCTTTAAGTGTATTAGTAGTTCTAATGTGCTCCCCACTTAATTCTTTAAAATTATTTCCTTGTAGTGTTATTATAACATTATTAGGAATATGCTTATACCAAGTGTCAAATGTTTCTTGACTTATATGTTCTGTTGCTGTATTTACTACCAAACATACGTCTTTCGCATAGAATTTAAAGTTTTCCATCTTCTCTGTTATAAAGTTAATACGTGTATCATAATTTGTCAATGTCTCCCCTTGCCTAACGCATTCGGGGTTTTCATCTATACTAAACACGGTGGTTATTTCAGGAAAGTTATCCCGTAAAAACATAGCATTTAAACCATGCCATCCACCAAAAACATAAGCAGAGCCGCTAAGGGTTGTATTTTCCTTTTTCAGAATATTTTTTAGTTCTTCAACTAACCAAATTTTACTTTTAAGTTGGCTTTCCCAAAAACATTCTAATAAAGAATACCGTTCTTCGGCGGACTCTGCTGCTCGAATAGCATTCATCCACGTACCAACTCTATATGCGGGTATACCATAATCACTAAACGACATAAATACTCAATGATAAATAAACGGATCTCTTTTTCTTAATTCT